TTTGTAGTAGAATGAAAGGTATGAAATCCAAACGAACTTCTTCTAAAACAGCAAGAGATCCAGATTCTAGAATAAATAAAGCATTGAGACGTTGGAATTGTAGATAATGGGATTTCGTAATTATATCTGGGATGAACAGTTTGATCTAAACGTTGCCCGTGGAAAGGTAAGAGGTGCATCACAGATCCACAAGTTTGGTGCAACTCCATCTCAATCAACAAATACTACAGCAACTCTATGGGATAAAGAGGATACTCTCTATCCTTGGAATGCATTTGATACTGCTGGTGTTCTAGTTGTTGGTCAAGTTGGTGCCGCTGATAATGGAAAAGAACTGACCATTCAGGGTCTTGATGAGAACTTTGAGTTAGCATCAGAGACATTTACATTATCTAGTGCTGGAGATGTCACAGGTACTCAGACATTCAAGAGAGTGTATCGTGGGTTTATCTCTACATCCACAACCAACGAAACTGAAATCAATGTAACCAGAGGTGGAACAGAAGTCCTGAGAATTCTTGCTGATGCAGGACAAACTCTTATGTCTGTTTATACTGTTCCTGCAGGATACACTGGATACTTATATCAAGGTAACGCAAGCGCACAAGGTTCTGCCTTTGGAACAGGATTCATGTATATAAGATACAACACTACTGGAAATGCATTCAGAGTTGGTCATACATTTGAAGTAACTGGTACTGGTGGACAATACAGTTACAAGTTCTCCTTCCCACAGGAACTACCAGAAAAAACTGACATCGATGTCCGCATGACAACTGGTACTTCTAACAACGGTAGATTCACCGCTGCTTTTGATATCTTATTGATTAAGAATGAGTTGTAAGATAAATATAAAAAAAGGTTTCTTAGAAAATGTCTATTAAAATAAAAACTGGTATTGTTACAGTTGGAACTGCTGGAACTGACTTTGATGGTCAGACAGAGATTACTTTTTTTCAAATTAGTACAAGTGGATTAACTTCTACAACTATTATTAGAGCAACTTCTGAGGGCACTGAAATTGGAAGATACCCGATTAGTGCTGTAGCAGAAGCTAAAGAAGTAACATTAAGAAAAGATCCAACAGATGTATTCAAAACTGCATCTGGAACAATTGATGCCGTAGGAATCGCAATTATCTGAGTTTAATTCATGTCTGTTGATCATTATCTTGGTAATCCATTACTAAAAAAAGCAAATACATCTCAAGGGTTTACAGAAGACCAAGTTATAGAGTTTGCAAAATGTATTGATGACCCAGTATATTTTGCCAAAAACTATATTAATATTGTTACCCTGGACTATGGATTACAGTTGTTTAATCCATATCCATTCCAAGAGTTGATGTTGGATCGTTTTCATAATAATAGATTTAATATATGTAAACTACCAAGACAGTCTGGTAAGTCAACCATTGTTGTATCTTACCTACTTCATTATGCAATTTTTAATGATAATGTAAATATTGCAATTCTTGCTAACAAGGCATCTACTGCTAAAGATCTATTAGATAGATTGCAAACCGCATATGAGAATTTACCTCGCTGGTTGCAGCAAGGTGTTTTGACCTGGAATAAAGCATCTCTTGAATTGGAGAATGGGTCAAAAATTATTGCAGCATCAACATCTGCATCTGCAGTTCGTGGTGGATCTTATAACATCATCTTCCTGGACGAATTTGCGTTCGTTGCAAACCATATTGCTGATCAGTTCTTCAGTTCAGTATATCCTACAATTTCGTCTGGTAAGAACACTAAAGTTATTATCGTGAGCACGCCTCACGGTATGAATCACTTCTATAAATTATGGCATGACGCTGAGCGTCAAAAGAATGAATATATTCCAACTGAAGTTCATTGGAGTGACGTTCCTGGTAGAGATGAAGAATGGAAGAGGCAAACAATTGCTAATACATCAGAACAGCAGTTTAAGGTCGAGTTTGAATGCGAATTCTTAGGATCTGTCGATACTCTCATTAGTCCTTCAAAAATTAGGACTATGGTTTATGAACAACCAAGAATAAGTAATCAAGGTTTAGATGTATTTGAAGACGTTCAAAAAGACCATAGTTATGTAATTTCCGTAGATGTTGCAAGAGGTGTTGGTAGTGATTATTCTGCATTTACTGTTATAGACATAACAACATTCCCACATAGTTTAGTTGCAAAATATAGACATAATGAAATAAAACCGATGCTATTTCCAAGTGTCATATATGAAGTAGCAAAAAATTATAATGATGCTTATGTATTGTGTGAAGTTAATGATGTTGGTGACCAAGTTGCCGCTATTTTACAATTTGATTTAGAATATCAAAATTTATTAATGTGCTCTATGAGGGGAAGAGCAGGTCAAATTGTTGGTCAAGGATTTTCTGGGAAGAAGACACAATTGGGTGTAAAGATGTCCAAGACCGTCAAAAAAGTCGGATGTTTAAATTTAAAAACACTCATTGAAGAAGATAAATTGATATTTAAAGACTATGACATTATAGCAGAGTTAACAACGTTTATCCAAAAACATAATTCCTTTGAGGCAGAGGATGGATGTAATGATGATCTTGCAATGTGTTTAGTAATATATGCTTGGTTAGTTGCACAAGATTATTTTAAAGAATTAACAGATCAGGATATTAGAAAGCGTTTATATGAAGAACAAAAGAATCAAATAGAACAAGATATGGCACCTTTTGGATTTATTGATGATGGATTGGGATCAGATAGTTTTGTTGATAAAGATGGTGACCGATGGTTTACTGATGAATATGGTGATATGTCCTACATGTGGGATTATCAATAATGAATATAGACGATCAAATATCTTTATCCCATCTACTTTTAAATGAAAGAACTTGTAGATATTGTGGGCAAAGAAAAAATTTAATTGAAGGATTTTATAGGACACGTAAAAATAAAGGGGCAGTATCTTCTTCATATTCATATGAATGCAAAGAATGCACTAAAAAGAGAATAATTGTTAGTAGAATGACAAGCAGAGTATTTGATAGATGGGAATATCCAGATTGGTAGTTCACGTCCAATTTCCCCGCCTAAATAGACAATTTCCTAAATATTTTTAGTTAAACTGAGTCTTAAGGAGAATTAATCAATGGCGACTCCTCAATTATCTCCTGGTGTATTAACTAGAGAGGTTGATCTTACCGTAGGAAGAGCTGATAACGTTCTTGATAACGTTGGGGGTATTGCGGGTCCCTTTGAAATCGGACCTGTTGATGTTCCAATAACTGTAACTACAGAGCAAGAACTAATCAATGCTTTTGGAAAACCAAAAACAGAATACAAACACTATGAGTACTGGATGAGTGCAGCATCTTATCTTTCTTATGGTGGAATAGTCAATGTAGTTAGAACTGATGGAGCAAATTTAAAGAACTCCAATGTTGGTTTAGGAACAGAATTTTCTGATTTGAAAATTAAAAACTTTGACGATTATAACGCCAATATTTCAGAATCAGCTTCTGATTTTCTTTATTCTGCAAAGAACCCAGGTTCTTGGGCAAATGATGTGAAGATCTGTGTTATTGATGATTTTGCAGATCAAATCGTTGGTTTTGCTACAACATCGATTAGTGTTGGTTCGGGAATTAATGCTCAAGTTGGTTACGGTATTACTGTAGATATTACTGGAAAAGTTATTCCTGGTGCAGGAACAACACAAGCTTTTGAGGGATATCTAAAAGGAATAATTACACAAGTAGTTGATGGTCCAGAGCTGAGTAAAAGCTTTTTAACAGTAAAAATTCATTCCCTTGTATCTACTGGAGGCACCGAACCAGGAAAGCATCAAAGAGTAGATTATAGTTTGGGTAGTGATATTTACTCCTTCTTATCAGAACAAAGGGTTAATATTATTGACAACAACGATAGAATTGTATCCTTTGTTGACGCAGTTGGAGATTTAAATTCTACTTTTGTAGATACTGCAATTGCTTCAGAAAAAGGAAATACTTATTCTGGAGTTGCTGGAGTTGCTGCAGCTGGTGGACAAGATGCAACTTTTAATGTTACTAGAAATACAACAGATGGTTCTGTAGCATCTATCACTGTTGCAAATCCTGGTATTGGATTTACTACTTCAGAGACAGTCACTATTGCTGGTTCTTTGGTTGGTGGTTATGATTTATCTTTTGGTGCAGTTGCATCAACAGGGATTAGTTCAGCACCAACTGTAGGTACTTCAGTAAATACTGCTTTCTTCGGTATTTCTGGTGTTGGTACAGATGGTGGAACAGGAGTAACATTTAACATTTATAGAAATAATGTTGGTGGAATCAGTACTGTTACACTAGTAGATCCAGGTCAAAACTTTGGTGTTGGTGAAGAAATCACTATTTTGGGTAGTGCTATTGGAGGTATTGCTCCAAATGATAACCTAGTACTTACAGCAGATACATTAAGAGATGATGAGATTACACTTCAAGTAGACTCTCTGATTTCAAGAGCACAAATTGAAAGAGTTGATGATTGGTATAACTCACAAACTTTGGGATTAGACAATTCAAATATTCTTTGGAGCTCCATTGCACCAAAACCTGGAACGTCAAATTATGCAGACCAACGTAATGGCGAGTCTGATGAAATGCACATTGTTGTTGTTGATGATTCTGGAGCATTAACTGGTATTAGAGGAAATATTTTAGAGAAGCACTTATTCTTATCTAAAGCAACTGATGCAATTTCGCAAGTAAATTCACCAGAAAAAATTTGGTACAAGAACTACCTTGCAAACTTCTCAGACTATATTTACGCTGGAGCAAATCAATCTGGTGGATTTGATAACTATCATAATACCCAACCAACATCCACAGTATTTGTTAGAAATTTTAATGTCTCATATCCATTTTCAATTATTCCTGGAGTTAGTGATTATCCAACAACATTCTCAACTCCACCTCTGGAAGATCTTGCTTGGGATAGAGAAGCAAAAGATAATGCATTTAGCGTAATTGGTGCAGTAACTTATACATTAGCAGGTGGAAATGATTATACTATTGATAATGGATTAAGGTCAACTTTAGGTGACTTGATTGCAGCATATGAAAGATTCTCTAATAAAGAAGATACTGTTGTCGATTTCCTATTGATGGGACCAGGACTTGATTCAATTGGTGAAAGTCAGGCAAAAGCAAATAAAATAATTGCAATTGCAGAATCAAGAAAAGATTGTATGGCACTTATATCACCACACAGATCGTCTGTTGTTGATATAACAAATACAACAACTCAAATGAATAATATTATTGAGTTCTTTGGTCCTCTACAATCTTCTTCATATGCAGTTTTTGATAGTGGATATAAGTACACTTATGATAGATTCAATAATGTATTCCGCTACATTCCATGTAATCCAGATGTTGCTGGATTGATGGCAAGAACAAACTTAGTTGCTTACCCATGGTTCTCACCTGCTGGACAGCAAAGAGGTATCATCAAAAATGCAATCAAACTAGCATTTAATCCTGGAAAGAATCAAAGAGATCGTCTCTATTCTGCCAGAATTAATCCAATTGTATCTCAACCAGGACTAGGTGTACTACTGTTTGGTGATAAGACCGCTCTTGGATACGCATCAGCATTTGATAGAATCAACGTTCGTAGATTGTTCTTAACAGTAGAACAATCACTTGAAAGAGCTGCTGAAGCACAACTATTTGAATTCAACGATCAAATTACAAGATCAAACTTTGTAAATATTGTTGAACCATACTTACGTGATGTCAGAGCAAAGAGAGGTATCTATGACTTCCTAATCATTTGTGACGAAACCAATAATACTCCAGATGTTATTGATAATAATGAGTTTAGAGCAGATATCTTCCTGAAGCCTGCTAAGTCTATTAACTATGTTACTCTAACATTTGTTGCAACCAGAACTGGTATCA